GGACAACTCCGACCACTTCCTTGGCTTGCGCTTGAACGGACGCGACGGCTTCGGCATCGGCTTGCGCCTGGGCTTGGGCTTACGCTTCGTCATCGTTCGCGGAGAGGTCGGCCTTCGTCTTGCGTACCCAAGTCTCGAGCGCCTTCACGGCCTTCGCCGGGTTCTCGGGGTTACACCCTTCGGCCACGTCGAGGGCCAGCTTGTCGAGGCGGTTGACGACCTCGCCCATCAGCTGACGCATGGCCTCCGTCGCTTCCTTCGCGGCGATGTACTCCTTCGCCAGGATGAGCCGGCGCTCTTGCTCCTCCTCGAGGGCGACGAGGGTCTTGAGGCTCTGGTTGTATGCGGTCTGGTACTTGCCCTGGTTGGGGTCGCCGCCCTCCATCGACGCAAGCCATACGCCGCGGGCCCGACCGACGAGCGCCCGGTGCTCGCTGATCGTGTCGGCCAGCGTGCCGTCGTCGAGCTGGGCCGGCGCCGCCTTCGGGGCCTTCGCCTTGCGCTGCTCCTCGCGTTGAGCCCGCCACGCCAGGGCGGCTTCGATTGAATCCGTGGGAAGGCCTTCGCGTTTGAGCACGCTCACGCGCTGCGGAGTGATGTTCAACGCCGTGCCGATTTCGAGGTTGCTGAGTTTACGCGTCATGGCCGAGTGCTGGAGTTCCCCCGTTTGCTGTTTTGGTCAAAACCTTCGTTTCCCCTCGTAAAAAAGAGGGGCAGGTGTCGTCCAACGCGGCGGAAAACCGCCCAAAAGAGATTCCTTATGGGGGTTGGCGGACGTGCCGACGCGGATACGATTGAACGCTTTCATATGTAAACGAGGGTCAATCATTTATTATGAGCGTATATGAGGGGTGGTAAACGCCACGCGCATCTTATCGCGCTTGGAGTTGCAGTGAGGGAACAGGCCGTGGGCGTCAGAGTTGACGGCTAGTTGGATTGCCCGGGCACGCTTGCGCATGGCCTCATGGCTTTTGCCGTACATGCGTGCGATCATACGCGAGGACATACAGCCGGGGAGACTGAGCGCCCATCTGATGAGCTCCACGTGCCGGCGGAAGGCGAAGGAATTCGACATAGCCAGGGCGTCGATGAAGGCCTTGAGCATCACGGCCACGAGATCGCGGGAGATGAACGCATCTACCTCGACGTGCTCATCCTTGCCGGTGTTCATCCAGGCGACGTGCTCGTCCTTAACCTTGAACACGTGCCGAGACTGCACCATCTCGCGGTAAGGCAGCACGCCGGAGCTGCGCATCTTCTCCTGCACCTTCTTGGGCTGAGAGAAAAACCACGCGTCAAACGACCGTGCCTCTTCCGCCGGAGCGGTCAGGTCATTCAGTCGGGCCTTGGTCATTCATCTCGGACGGTGCTGAAGGTTTTGACGGGGGCAATGTGCAAAGGTTATGCCAGGTGTTAGTCCTAGGGACGTAATCGATGAGGCCGAGGAAACGGAGCCGGCGGATCAGGGAGTCTCGACGCATGCGGCGCTTCTTTCCCTTGCGGTGATAGGGAAGGGCTTGGAGGTAGGCTTCGAGCTGCGCGGGGGTCAGGTTTGCCGGCCAAGTCCTGACGGTGTCGAGGAGGTAGGTGTTTACGTCCTGGCGGACTTCGGTCGCCCTGACGGTGGCCTTGACGCGGCCTTTCTCCATGGTCTTGCGCTTGTGCTTCCAGAGCCACTTCCGCCGCTCGGAGATCTTGCGCTTGAGAGCGAGGTAGGCCCTTTGCTTGTCGGTCAGTTTCCGGGGCATGGTGCGTTAACTCGGGAAGGTGCGGCCTAAATATTATTTATCTTCCCCCGTGCGCCAGCATAGGGGGTAGAAGTATAAATAACTACCCTAGGGTAGACGGACTTGCATACCCTAGCGACGAGGTCATGATTAGAGGTCTGGAGGGTCATTTAGGCGGTCAGGGGTGTCCTACCCCTTACATGGAGTCAGGACGGCTCCTAGACCCCTTGGCGGGGCTGTAATCGGTACGCTGGGGGGCAGGGTCGGTCGGGGCCGTGGGGGCGTATTCCCAGCGGAGGACGTCTTCCTCCTGGCTGTGCTGAAGGTAGACGAAGCCGGACTTCGCCCGTTCGCCAGCGATGTCGAGGAGTCCGCAGCGGGAGGCGCGCTTGGAGAAGCCGAACTTGTACCGGGCAGGTTCCCCCTTGGTTCGGTACAGGAAGCCAGCGTCACGGCTGTAGTTTACCCATTCCGCGGAACCGGCCCCGAGGTACGCAAGCTGAGAGGGCGTCATGTTGTCGAGGTCGTCGGCCGACTTCGGCTTGGTCGTGTGGTGCATGTAGATCATGGCGCACTTGGTTCGCTTCAGGACAGGGTCGACTTGGGTTCGGAGCCAGTCGGTGGTCAGGGACTGGTCAGCGATGTCAAATCCAGCATAGGCGAGGAGCGGGTCAATCCAGACGACCTGTGCCCGGTGTCGCACGATCAGGCTTTCGAGGAAGTCAGGGAAGGCGCTGCCGATGTGGCGGGCGTCGCGGACGATGGCGATGTTCTCCTTGAGGGCGGCTTTCTGGGTCGAGGTCATCTTGCACGTCGAGCCCTGCCAAGCCTCGGCGATGTCCCCGCCGTCATTCTCGGCCTGAAGGATGAGCGTCCTTAGCGGGCGGACGGGGGCTAGGCCGAAGACGGACTGGCCCAGGGCCCACGACGTGGCGATCTGCATCATCAGGGAGGACTTGCCCGTGCCGGAGAAGCCGACGATTGAGACCGCATAACCTTCGCAGAGCCATCGGCGGGCCTTGCCGACGAGCACGGTGGGGTCGTCGAGCGGGTTGAAGTCGTCGAGGGCGTCTAGGTCGAACCATTCGCCGGTGTCCTTCTCGCGCTTGGAGGCCTTGCGCTGTTCGGCTAGGCGGGCATAATGGTCGAGCAGGGTGTCCGGGTCGGTAGCGTTCGCGGCGGCGTCTGCGGCCTGACGGAGCAGGGCGGCGCTTGTGATCAGGTCAACGTGCTCAGGGCGGTATGCGTTCGCCCCTGCGTCGGTGACGATTAGCGAGACCGTGCCGGCTTCGACCGGCGACTTCATCTCGCGCAGCTTCTGCGTGACGGTCAGTTCGTCGGCAGGGATGCCGTCGACGCCCAGGGAGAGCACGGCCCCCACGATGTCCTGATGCGTAGGGTCGAAGAAGTCGGAGGCCTTGAGGTCAGGCGGGAAGGGGAGGGCGTCTCGGAGGATGACGCCGATAAGGTGGCGTTCCGCGGCGACGTTGTTCGGCGGGATCATAGAAGAGGGGTGGAGGTTTGGGGGCGTGGATGCCCTGCGTCAAATGTTTTAACCGCAGATGCGGTCGAGGTCGGCCTTGCGGTAATGTTTCACAGGGCGGGGGATGCGGAACATCCGGCAAGGGATGTCCATGCCGTCGATGCGGTATTGGATGCCGCGGACTGTGCGGCGCTTCATCTGGGCGTACTCGAAGAGCGTGACCCAAGGGGCGGGAACCTTAGGGCGGAGCAGCTCGATGGCCGCGAGGTGCGCGGCTGCCCAGGTCTTGAACTTGGGGGAGAGCTTATAGATCAGTCGGCCATGAGCGATGCGCTTCTCCTTGGCGAAGCCGGCCTTTACGATGTTCTCGATGGGGCCGCGTGTGCCGGACAGGGTCTTCAAACCTAGCAGCGGGATGATGTCTCTGGTCTTAATCCAGCCGTCATCACTGACCGCACGCTCGACGTGCATAGGCATTTCCTTCCTGACGGCCTTGAGGAAGTCGGTGACGCGCATCAGATCAGGTCGTAAGCGGTCGAGCAGATGAACTTGCCCTGGAAGCGGTGAGCCGTCCAGACCTTGCAGTCGCCGGTCTTCTCGTCGATTACCCCGAAAAGCCAGCCGTTGCACCACTTGGTCGTGGCTAGGCGGCGCAGCGCGTAGTCGGCCTTGGTGATGTCCATCATGCACATCCCAGAGACGCCTACGATGGAAGCCTCTAAGTGCTCGATGGTGCAGAGGGAGAAGTCGTGCGTGTGTCCGTGGATGACAACATCCCCTGGGCGGCCTAAGGTGCGGGCCGTCTCGCGGGTGGCGTTGATGCCAGCCCTGAAGCCGTGGCACCCGGTCAACTTGCCGATGCGGAACCGGTTCACGTCAGCTTCGGACTTACCCTTGACCGAGTAGCGGTGGATCTCCTTACAGCCGATGGCCTGAAGGGAGTCGGTGTAGGACTGCACTGCGCGGCGGGCGTTGTCTGCCCGGTCACCGTTGCGGGACTGCATCATCTCTTCGGCGCGGATGTCATGATTGCCCTGCATGAAGATGGTAGGCTTGAGCACCTTGCGCAGGAAATAATTACCGTGCTTCAGGTCGTCCTCGATGCCTTCTTCCTGCTCGTCAGTGGTAGCGCCTTTACGCCAAGCGCCAAAGTCAAAACAGTCGCCTAGCATAATGCGGACAGAGGGACGCCAGCGCCCAATGTGAACGGCGAGGGCTTCCTCGGTCTCCTTGCAAACGTGGTGGCCGTGATTGTCTCCGGCCGCGATCCAGCGTATGATGCTCATTGGTTAAGGTGGGGGATGGGCTGGCCGACATCGTAAGCCGCGAGCATCTCGTCGCGGTGCTTGCGGGCGGTGTCGAGGTCTTTGCCCAGGTTGTGGATGATGTCCGTCTTGCGCCGACGGATGCGCAGCCACCAGCAGGAGCCGAGTTTCTGGAGGTGGTGGTTAGGGTTCTCCGTCTTGATGTAGGCGGGCTTGTCGTTACGCCCGGTACGGGTGTACTTCGGGCAGGCCGCGAGAAAGGCTAGGCGTTCGGGGGAGATGCCGATGCGCTTTCCCCAAGCGATGGTCTCAGGGTCTAGAGCCTCCATGTCTTCGCGATGTAGCGGCCCTCCTGCATGATCGTGTTGCGGGAGTTAGGGGCGAACGTCAGTTCGAGGTCGAAGGCGTGCTTCTCGCGTATCTCGCAGATGCTGTCGAGCTCCTCTTGGTTGGCGGGGCCGATGCCGGCGGTGGCGACGTAGATCGTGCGCACCTTCCAGCCTAGGTCGATGAGCACGTCCTGGCAGACGGCGACCTCGTTAGCATACCGCAGATCACTGCATACGACAGTCTCGGGGGCTAGTTCACCGGGCGCCATCTGGATCGGGCAGAAGTTGGCGAGGTTCTTGGCGAAGATGTCGACGTCGAGGGAGCGGGCGAGACGGCCGCCGGCCACGAGGAAGTCGCGGTGCAGGCATTTGAAGCGCTCGTCGTGGAAGTTGCCCTCCAGGTTGAGGGACGTGAGGAAGTCATTCCCCGCGTCCTTAAGGTAGTCGGCGAAGTTCGTCTTGCGGGACGGGCGGGTCGACCATTCGAGGATGCCCGTGGCGAGGGTGTCCTTCCCGGCCCTTGCGAAGCCGGAGATCAGGACAAGGGTCGGGGCGGACATGGTGCTCATGCGCTGGCTTGTGCCTTGCGCTGGGCTTTTGCGATGCGTGACGCGATGCGGGTCTGACGGCCGGAGAGGCCGAGACGACGACGGACGCGGCGGAGGTTTAGGTCGGGCGCCTTGAGCAGCGCACCGACCAGGGCCTCGCGGATCTTGGCGAGGTTGTTCATCAGAAGGGCGGGTTGTCCGGCAGGGGCTCGGAGACGGTCGGCTTCTGACTGCCCTTAGGGTAGGTCAGCTTGTACTTGTATTGAGGCTTGCCGTTATACTCGCCGGACGGCTCGGCCTCGACGCCGAGGAGGCACGTCTTGCCACAGGCCGGGGTGATGTACTCCATGAACTCGGCGGGGGTCGCGTCAAGGCGCAGCTCTTCAGTGAACTTGCCGGAGAACTTCCCGACGAGCATCGCGAGGGGCTTGCCCCACTTCGAGGAGAAGGACTTCGACAGGCAGTTGCCCTGGTCGTCGAGGAAGAAGAGGCGGCAGGAGACGGTGCCGTCTTCCCACGCGCGGATCTTATCGAAGGCGGGCTTGATGAGTTTGAGTTTATAGGTTCCTGCCGTCTCGATAGACTTCAGGGGCTTGCGGTCGTTGTTGGGTTCCATGTGTTGAGATATTAGAGGCCGACGGCGGAGAGCAGGCGCTGCTTTCCTTCATCGCTGTCCTTGAAGGCGACAAGCTCCTCGGCGTGAGGCTTGAGCTTCGCGCTCATCCTGTTCGTGATCTCGGCGTTGCTAGGATTGCGAATGCCATCAAGGAACCACTCGCCTGCGTGGCGGTAATTCTTGCGGTACCAATCCAAGACGTGCAAGAGGACTTGCCCGGTCTCGCTCAGTTCAACCTCCTGAAGGGGAACGTTGGCGCTGAAGGTTACTGCGTACTGAGGGGACACCATGCAGAGCAAAGTGTCGTTGGTGGTCTTATCGTTGGTGATCATGTTAGGCGAAGTTGATGGGGGCGGCGGTGGTCGTGGACTTGACGTCGATGACTTGGATCTCCTCGGGATAGGACGGCCAGACGCCGGACTCGGTGCAGGCCTTGTAAAGGGTCACGGCCTTCTCGAAGTCGGCGATGGCCCAGGACATGAGGTCGGGGCCGATCTCGCAGACGGCGGTGGCGAAGGGCGGCTCCTTCTCGACGAAGAGAAAACGGAAGCCGAGGGGGCGGCGCCCGGTGGCGAGCTCGTAGACGAGTCGGTACCAGTAGGCCTGAAGGTTGTAGCGGTAGTTGCGGATGCTCTTGAGCATGCCCGCAGCTGACGCGTCGTCGGTGGTCTTGATGTCCCAGAGGTAGTCGCCGGCCACGCCGTCGATAGCGGCCTTCAGAGGCACGCCGTTATAGTCGACCTGGTACATTACCTCGGTCGCGTCGAAGACGACACTCTGGGCCTTCAGCGCAAGGCGGGCGTGGGAGGCGACGAGATGGCCGACGGCGGACTCTTCCGCGTCGAGGATGGTCTTGCCGGCGTTGGCCGTGGCGAAAGCAGCCCAGTCCTCTTTTCCCTGCTTAGTCCGTTTATCACAGTCCGGGGCGGTGGCGTAGAGGTCGTCGAGGGTGTGCGGCTCGAGGATCGCGGAGTGAACGAAGGTGCCGAAGCGGAGGGCCTTCGTCTCTTCCTGAGGCATTCGGATGTAGGCCTGGTAATGGGCCGGGGAATTGCCGACGAGGACTTTGGCGGCGGACTGGTTGAGCGCCGGGAAGGCGCGGTATTCTTTGCGGTCGTGGATTTGGGGCATATGTGTGCGGGTTTGGTGGGAAGGTTCAGAGGGCCGCGTCGTCGTCGTTCGGGCCGTGCTCTTCGACGTGCGCCGAAAGGAGGTTGCACAGGTCGATGGCGCTGTCGGCGGCTAGGGCGATGCGGTCGAGCTGATTGCGGAGGACGCGCTCGTGGGCTATGACGGCCTTGATGCGGTCATAGACGGGTTTGACGTGATAGGCCTCCTCGATGTTGTCGGCGTCCAGGCGCTCGAGTTCGGCTGCGGCCTCGTTGATGGAGATCTGGAGTTGCATCAGGTCTTCGTTAGCGATGCGAAGAGAGTCTTCGTGGGTCGGGCGGAGGGCGGCGACTTCGCCGGCTAACTGGCCGAGGATGTTCCTTAGGTATTCGCGGTTTGTCATTTGATAAAGTTAAGCTCCTTCATTTCGCCCGAGGGTGCTAGCGTAAAGAAGCGAACATCAGACCGGGACAGGGACGGGTAGGTCTTGCGCTTCCAGGCGTTGAGGTCGGTCAGGAAGTCGGCGTGTTTACGGGCGGTCATCTCGACGTAAGGGAAGCCGTCCAGGAAGAGCAGCAGGGCGTACTGACGCGGGACGGTGGCCGCGATCTTCTCGATGCCCTTGGGGGTGTCAGGCATGGTTGCGGGCCTCCTGCCAGTCCTCGATTGCCTCGATGAGCTCGTCGGCGTGGATGCGCTGCGCGTGGCGGACGCAGTACCAGAGTTGGTCGCCGGCCTCGCGCATACCTTCGAGGCGTTCCTCGAGCTGTTGGATGCGGGCATCCTTGGCGGCGAGCATGTTGCCCTGGTGCATGGCACGCATGGCGCCGGCGATGGGGTCGAAGGGGTCGAAGTCGTCGGAGGGCTTGCTCATTTGGTCAGGGGGCGGGAGGTGGGGGAGAAGGCGGGAGCGGAGGCTCCGCCTAGGACGGACTGAGAAGTGGCCGCAGAACGGAAGCCAGAGGCCGCCACGGCGCCGTCGTCGTCGAGGTCAACGGAGATACCGCACGCGGTCTGAATGGACTGACGGCGGATGTAGGTGATGGCGCCGCCAATCTTCTGGGCGTCGAGGCCCTCGGACTTGACCATCAGACGGCCGAAGTCGAAGCGCTCGCCGGAGGCATGGAGGAAGGCCGTGGAGACGCCTACCTTGCCCTCTTCGCTGATCAGCGTCTGGATCAGGGCGAGGTTGTGGTCGAGCAGGACGGGCTTGATGGCGTCGAGCAGCGCGTCGAGGGAGACGTAGCGGTTCTTGAAGCCGGGGTTTACTTTGTTTGCTTTGACGTTGTCGAGCTGCGCGAGGGCGGCGACTAGGTCGGCGGTGGCGGACTGGGTTTTTGGCGTGGTGCTCATGTGGGAAGTGTTACTTGTTGCCGACGGTGGCCGGGTCGGCGCCGGCGATGATGGCCTTGATGGCCTCGAGCGTGAATTGCCGGGTGCGGCCGTCGATGCGGAGGTTATAGTTGTCGCCGGAGGGGCGGACGGTGGGCGTGAGGAGGCGGGCGACCTTGTTATCCGGGAGCAGGATGTACTGCGTGCCAGGGATGAGCCTGATCTCAGCGTGAGGGGAGAGGATGTTTTTCTTCATAATGGGAAAGGATCAGTTGATGACGCCGCGGATGGCGGAATCGTAGATGAGCAAGGCGTCGGCGTTCCAATCGTAGACGTCGGTCTGGGGGAAGAGCTCTTTCGCCCGGGCCTTGAGATGACGTTTCCAGCCTGAGCCGTGGTCGGCCTTCTTGCCGACGGGGTGCGTCTTCTGCCAGGCCTTCGGGTCGATGCGGCGGACTTGCCAGCCCATCGCGATGGAAGCGCCGTAGATCACGCCGACGTTGAACTGGAGTTTAGCGATGGAGGCGCCTGGGATTTTTGGGCCGTAGCCGGCGACGGACGGCGTCTCGAGGAACAGGGCGACGGACTTGGCCTTGCAGGACAGTTCGGCCATGAGCTCGCAGATTTCGACATCGGAGCCGGGCATCTTGCGCGTCTCGATGCCGATGCCGTCGACAGACCAGACGAAGGCGCCGTTTGCACCGGGGTCGACAGCGATAACCATGTGAGCCATGGTCGAAACTTTCAACGCGTCGAAACCTTTTGCGAGCGGAATAAATTGCCGACGCGGTGGGCGTAGTCGTTGAGGGCGAAGCGTCGGTCGACGGCGCCTGACCAGCCCACGTTCCAGACCAGGGCGAGTTGTTCGGGGGTCGGGGCGATGACGCCGATCCGGGCGAAGTTGTCGCGGATGGTGCGGAGGTGGGCGGCCGCGATCATGTCCTGGGCGGTCGGGTTGCGCCACTTCGACCACTGGAAATGATGGTGACCTTCCCGCTTCAGGCGCTCGTTCGCATCGTCCCAAGCGTCCCGCCCGACCTGATACATCCCGCGTTCACCGGCGGCCCCGATGGCCTTGCGGTTCATGCCGGACTCGACGTGGGCGATGGACTCAAGCAGGGTGGCGTCGGAAGCGGCGGCGGCGTTGAAGCCCAGGAGCAGCAGGGCGACGATGGAGAAGGGGCGCATGGGCTTATGCACGGGGCTTGCCGTCCTTGGCGGCGTTCTTTCTGCGTTCGTCGTCAAGCATGGCAAGAAGCCTTTTGCCTGCGTCCTTATGACTTTCGATGACGGCTTCCAGCCGCTCGACCTCGGCCTTGAGGCGGGTGTTCTCGTCATTCAATTCGCCGATGCGAATCATCAAACTGGCCTCGACAGAGACGGCTTTCATGCGGTTAAGCATGGCCATCTCCTCGATGCGGGCTTCCAACGCCTTGATGAGGTTTTCGTAGTAACTCACGACTGCTTGCCCTCCTTGGCGGCGTTCCAGCGTTCAATGTTCTCATTCATTGAGTATTCGGAACCGCCGGGTGCGAGTCCGTGGATAAGTTCATCCCCGGCCTTAGTCAGCCGCTCGACCTCGGCCTTGAGCCGGGCGTAGTCCTCGTATTCGACATACTTGCCTTGCTCCGCTTCATAGACCCGTGGAAACGAATGGTTAAACCCGTGAGGATTGAACTCCGTTGTCATCCCGACATCGTATCGCTTCGGCTCGCTCACGACTGCTTGCCCTCCTTGGCGGCGTTCCACGCTTGGACGCTCTTATGATTAACCTCTAACTCGCAAAGAAGCGGAAACCAGAATGGGCGTTTTTCCAATTCTCGGAGATAATCGAGG